TATGGTGTATATAGAATTTTTATTAAACGTTTAATGTACGGATTTTATTGAGGCACCAGCGAATTAATCGACAGAATAAAAATATTCTGTCGATTTTTTTAGAATTTTTATTAAACGTTTAATATCGCTGCAGGAGGTGAAAGAGAGTAATAAGGAAAACATGAAAAAGAAAGGAAAGTGAATAATGTCTAGAGGGAAAAAATTGAAAAGAAAAGTGACATCGCTCGCGTTGACAACGGCGATGGCGGTTTCAATGCTTGGTGTTTTACCGGAGTCGACGGTCGAAGCAGCTGCATCAGACGATGACTCGATTTCCAATGGAAGTCTTACTGCTGCGATTGGCGATCTGGGTGAAATATCAAGCTTGACAATTGACAATAACCGCAAAAACAGTAGTGGAAAAGATGTGAATTTTGTGCTTCCGAATGATACCAATCAGCAGAATAACGAAGCACATCAGTGGATGGGAGAGATGATCTTTTCCTACCGAAGCAGCAAAGACGGGAAATTCCCGGAAGATAACAGTGGATTTCAGGAAGTAGATACGAATAAGACGCTGGCTGCAGGTGGTTCAACAACTTACAGCAATGCATCGGCAAACTTAAAGAACAACCCATATATTGAAAAGAAAGTAAGCAAAGATAAGGTTGAGGTCACCTTCAAAGGACAGGATGAAGATTCGACAGACAGCCGTACGATGAAAGGCTTTAATGCAAAGTCTGTATACGATATGGATACAGATGACGGATCCCTGCTTTGGTCGATCACACTGGAAAATACGAGTGGAAATTATCTGGAATTCGGGGATGTAGGACTTCCGATGCCTTGGAATAATAAGTACGCAAGTATTGATGATACTTACAACAACCGTACAACTGTGCATACATTTGCAGGAGCAGACAGTGGTTATGCATATGCGATCAGATGCAGCGGTGAAGGAAACTATGTAATGTTCACACCTGTTACAGACACCGGTGCAAGAATTGAATATATTGATAACTGGACCGGTAATATTAACGGGGTAAAAGGAACACGTTCCGGAAGTACTTATCAGAACTGGACAAGTGATACCGGTGGATGGTTCCCGGGACTTCAGGTGTATTACATTCATTCCAAAGATATTCAGAAAACGGGACGTGGTTATTACACAGATGCTACAAGTCTTGTACTGAAACCAGGTGAGAAGAAGACATACCAGTTCAAATTCTCAGCAGTAAGAGCCGGTGATAATACACCACAGAACAGCGCAGAGGATGCAAATAATGCGTCTGATTCGGTAGAAGAACGTGAGAATAATATGCGTTCCATTCTTTATAAAGAAGGAATGATCGACGCTGTTGCGACTCCGGGATTCCAGACTGCAATCAATATGCCGACCAAATTAGATCTGCACTATGATGACAGTAAGATCTCAGATGTATCGGTTGATATCCAGTGCGTGCATGAAAATGATCCATGGGATGAAGAACATATTCCGGATCAGCAGAGTGGGATGGTCAATAATTCCAAATCCATAGAACATTCGGATAGTGATTCAGCAAAACTGGTTAATACGAAGACGGTAGATGGGGAAAAACATCATATTTATGAATTGAATTTCGGATGTATCGGTAACAATAGTGTACGTGTAAATTACAAACTGAATGGTGAAGATAAATTTACACAGTATGAATTCAATGTTCTGGATAAACTTGACAGTACGATTGAGACGCATTCGGACTTTGTGGCAAATCAGACACAGGACAATGATACATCAAGTCCGACTTATGGAATTTACAGTGACTGGTATTTTGCAAGTGGAAAAGATTCTACACAGCAGTCTCATTGGGGAGATGACTGGAGCCACGATAATATTAACTTCATGGCAATGAAGAACTATCTGGATCCAAATGCTTCCGAGGTAGAGTCCATCGAGAAGTATCTGATTGATTTTATGTGGAATAATTACATGAAGAATTCGCATGAAACATATGCAGTAGCGAATTATCTGAGTGGATCGGGAATTTATGGTGGAAGTGCCAATCCGTATTCCAGAACTTATTCGGAAGTCATGGAAGCAACCGGATTCTTCAATATGTACCGCATAGAAAAAGCATATCCAGATCTGATTGATTACAGAGAAAGTGCAGAATGGTATCTGGAAAAAGCATATGGAATATACAGTAACCGCGTAAGTGCATATCCAATCGGATTTTACGGGGAACAGCAGATTCCGGATATGATCGAAGCACTCTATGCAGAAGGCATGACAGAAGAAGGAGACAATCTGAAACAGCTGTTTGCAAAGTCTAAAGGAACAAGTATGGCAACGGCCGATTATCCATACGGATCAGAATTCGAGTATGATAATACCGGTGAAGAGGGGGCTTATTCTGCTGCAAAAGCATTGAGAACCTATTATCCGGATAACAGTAACACAAAGGCCGCACTTAAGAATATGCAGTCTGCAGAGTGGAAAACACGTGCGATGAGAGGATTTCAGCCAACCTGGTATCAGTATGCCGATCCTGTCTTCCGTGGAGGAGAGACCTGGTGGAATTTCCAGTATACAGCATCTCTTGCCGGATATATCATGGATGACTGGTTGAGATATGAAGATACGGATTCAGACACAGATTCCAGCGCATGGGCAGAGAGAATGAACTATGCAGCGAAGTTATCTAACTTTAATGCTGTAAACATGGGACAGATTTCTTCTAATTATATTGGAAATACAAGCTGGAGATATACCATGTCAAAAGGTGGATATGGTGCACAGAATGTAAATGACGGAGGAACACGTGTCCAGAATAATGGATGGAACGATTTCTCGGGAGAAAGTGATGAGGGACTTTATGGATCGCTTCTTAGCATCAGTGCAGATGTTGCAACAGATCCTGTATTCGGACTGACCGGTTATGGAAGTACAGTATCAAAATCCGGTGGAAAATATACGATTACCCCGCTGGATGGTGTTGGAAAACGTATCAATGTGATCGATGATAAGCTGTATGTGGAACTGGAACAGGATTCCTGCACGAAAGCAGTCATTGATAAAGATGGAACATATTTTGACCTTGCAGTAAAGAATCTGACAGGGGACGAACATCTTTCGAAGATCAGTCTGAGTGGCGCAGGTCTTAAAAATGGCTATTACAGTATAAAAGTAAATGGTGAAGAAAAAGAGCAGTGCTATGTATCAGACAACCAGGGCGATGCATACGCAGTAATTCCGGCAGGTGAATCTGCCAAGATTACGATCGAGGCAATGAAAGGTGGAGAAAATCAGGCACCAAAGATCTATAAGATCAAAACGTCAGAAAATCCACAGGCACTGGTATCTTCCAGTATAGAAGCTCAGGCTTATGATGACGGCGCACCGGATGGCAAATTGACTTATAAATGGGAAACAGTAAAAGAGCCGGAAGACGGAGAACTTACATTTGATGCCAAGAATAAGCCATATGCCAATATCACAGCAAGCAAAGACGGAATTTACAAAGTAAAACTGACCGTAAGTGACGGAGAACTGAGTACTGAAAAAGAAGTAGAGATTGAAATCGGACGTGCACCGGAAAAAACTGCACCGGTTATTGAAAGTGCAACAGCAACACAGCATCCGACAAATACAACTACGGCAGAACTGAGTGGAAAGGCTTCTACAGATAAGACCTATGGAAATAAAGTAGAATACAAGTGGTCAGTGGTAGATCAGCCGGAAGGCGGCAATGCAATTATCGCAAATGCTGAAAAAGCAGATGCAAAATTAAAAGCATATGTGCCGGGAACTTACACATTACGTTTAACAGCAACGGATAAAAAATCCACAGAGTACGATGCAGATGTGGAATCAACAAAAGATATTGTTCTCGAGATGAAAGAACCGGTTGATGGAATTGAAAGAGCAGGTACGGTACTTACGAAAGTGAAGACAGAGCCGGAACTTCCGGAGAAAATGGAAGTCATCTATGAAGACGGAACAATAAAAGACAGTGAGATTGTGTGGGATCAGGTGGATGAGGAATCCTATGCACATGCCGGAAACTTTACTGTAAATGGAACGGTAAAAGATACAGATCTGAAGGTAGAAGTTACGGTTATGGTAGTATCCGGAGAAGCACAGAACGTGGCATTGATCGCAACACCATCAGCAATTATCGATACACCGGAGGATCTGGGAGGAGTGGCAGGACTGAATGACGGATATGATCCGGCAAGTTCAAACGACAAATCACATGGTGTATGGCATAACTGGCTGGGAGATAATGGCGCCGATGCATGGGTGCAGTATGACTGGGAGTCAGAAGTGACGATATATCAGTCAGACGCATACTATTTTACAGATGGTAACTTTGTACCAAAATCAGTAAGTTATCAGTATAAAGATGCAAATGGCAACTGGCGTGATCTTCCAAACGTGTCAGGCTGTGGTACAGAACTGAACAAATATAATACAACAACATTTGCGCCGGTAACGACAACAGCTATCCGTATGAATATGAGTCCAAAGACACAAGGTTGTGGTGTGATTGAATGGAAAGTATATGGATATGCAGAGAATGTCATTGACAAAACACTTCTGAAAAAGACAATTGACAGTGCAAATGCGCTGGATCTTACAAAATATGAACTGACAGAAGAAGACAAGGCTGCATTAACGGAAGCAATCCAGGAAGCAGTTACAGTGAATGACAATAAAGAAGCAACACAGGAAGAGGTTGATTTTGCGGCAGCAAAACTTGCAAGAATCATGTCATCACTTCCAACAGCAGACGGTAACCTGGCATATGGTGCAGCTGTATCAACAAGTTATGTATCCAGCTGGGAAAAAGTAAGTGCTGTCAATGATGGCAAGATACCGGAAAGCTCATATAATCCAAGTGGTATGGCAAGATATGGAACATGGGGTAATGCAAGTTCGAAAGAAACAGTTACCTATACATGGAACCAGGAGATGAAGCTGACAGGAGCAGATATCTATCTCTGGTATGACGGCGATACAGAAGGAGATTATACAAAGGGTGGAATTAAGATCCCTAAGAGCTATACTTATGAATATCTTGATTCCGAAGGAAACTGGAAAGAAGTTCCGAATCCATCTTCTTATGGAATGGAAATGGACAAATTCAACAATACGACCTTTGATGAAATAACAACGAAATCTATCCGTGTGACGTTAAACAAGCAGGCAAATGATACGAACGGTGTAGGCGTTATGGAGTGGAAGGTATACGGAACTGCAAAATATGCGGATGAAAACGATAAGGCAGATCTGGAAAAGGCAGTGAAGGATGCAGAGACAGAAGAGGCAAACCTTTATACAGAAGACAGCTACAAAGCATTCGAAGCAGCTTTAAAAACAGCAAAATCTGTTCTTGAATCAGAAAAGGTAAGTTCCGGAGAAGTCAAAGCAGCACTTGCAGCACTGGTAAAGGCACAGAATAATCTGGTGAAGAAAGCAGAAGACAAGAATATTGCTCCGAAGGCAGCAGTAGACGGAATCTGTAATTATACAACAGATCTTGGAGGTCTTGCACAGCTTAATAATAACATTGACCCGTCTTCATCAAGAGATTGGGATGGAGAGAAGGTAGACGCAGGCAAAGGAATGTGGCACAACTGGAATAACCGTTATGATGCAGATGGCAATGTACAGAATGCATGGGTAAGTTATACATGGGATTCAGAAATGGTAATGGAAAGTACAGATGTATATTACGGTACAGACGGTGGCGGAATCCAGCCTCCGAAGTCTGTGAAATTCGAATATCTGAATGAAGCAGGTGAATGGAAGGAAGTCCCGAATGCAGAAGGACTTGGTTGTGAAAAAGACAAATACAATACAACCAAACTGGGCAACATCAAGACAAAAGCAATCCGTATGGTAATGGAACCTGAATTCTTAAGCGATGCGGACCCTGCACATGGAATCGGTGTTCTTGAGTGGAAAGTAAACGGAACGAAAGCGGCAGATCTTACGGCCTTAAAAGCAGCTATCCAGGAAGCAGAAGGAAAGAACGAAAGTGATTACACCGCATCTTCATGGAAGACATTTGCAAAAGCACTTGAAGAAGCAAAGGCAGCAGCTGCTGATAATACTGTTACGCAGGAGGCAGCAGATCTTGCAAGAACAAATCTTCTGAAAGCAGCAAATGCGTTAGTGAAAAAAGGTGAAAAACCGGAATATGATAATATCGCACCGGAAGCGAAAGCAGATGGAATCTGCGATTACACCAACGATCTTGGCGGACTTGCAACATTAAATGATGGTTATGAACCAACAGAATCCCATGATACATCACATGGTGCATGGCATAACTGGAATAACAGATATGAAAATGGTGTTGCGAAGAATGCATGGGTAAGCTATACCTGGGATAAACCTGTTGAAATTAATAGTATGGATATCTATTATTTCTCAGATCACGGTGGAATCGTGGCACCAAAGAGTGCAAGCTTTGAGTATCTGAATGATGCAGGTGAATGGGTTGTGGCAGATGAAGCGCAGGGACTTGCATGTGTGGAAGATGAATACAATACTGTAAAACTTGCAAACATTAAGACAAAAGCAATCCGTATGACTATGGAACCGGAGTTTATGAACGACGGAGATCCTGCACACGGTGTCGGAGTGATTGAATGGAAGGTCTATGGCAAATATGCAGAGGACAAGCCGGAAACAGTAGATAAGACAGCATTAGATGCAGTAATCAGGGAAGCCGAGTCACGAGCAGAAAAAGATTATACAAGTGACAGTTGGGAGACATTTGCAAGAGTACTCGAATCTGCGAAGGAAGTTCAGAAAAATGAGTCTGCAACACAGGAAGAAGTAGATAATGCAACAGCACTTCTGACAGAGGCAATGGATAATCTGGAGCCGGTAAAAGAAGAACCGGTAAAAGAAGCTGACAAAAAAGAACTGAAGAAAGCAATAGCCAATGCAGAGAAATATACGCGTGTAGACTATACAGAAGAGTCATGGAATGATTTCCAGACAGCACTTCAGGCAGCATATCTTGTAGATAATAATACGGCAGCAACACAGAAAGAAGTTGATGATGCACTTCAGGCACTTCAGACAGCAATAAAGAATCTTAAGAAAGTTCAGGAAGAAGTGAAGAAAGATGATATTAGAAAATACATTGAAAAAGCACAGAAACTGAACAAGGAAGATTATACAAAAGAAAGCTGGGATGCACTTCAGGAAGCGCTGAAAGAAGCAGTAGAAGCTGCAAATAAAGACGATGTAACACAGGCAGAGATTGATCAGAAGACAGAAGCTCTGAAACAGGCAATAGGTAATCTTAAAAAAGCAGACGGAAAAGATACAGGAAAAGATAATAATAAGAATAACGATAATAAGGGTAATGGACAGAATGGCAGCAATAATAATGCAAACGGAAAGAATCCGAAAGGCGGCAATCATAAGAATGTTGGAAAGAACAACAAGAATAATAATGGAAATGCAGCCAAAACCGGAGACAACATGCCAGTAATCCCAATCGCATCTGCTGTAGCAGCATTTGCAGTGATCGCTGAGATTATCAGAAGACGTATCAAGAATCGTTAGTAAAAAAGCGGGAAGCATTTGTTTCCCGCTTTTTTTGGTTGCCATGCATTTGTAAGGAGCTGTCGGTGGCAGGTCCTGTAGATCGTAAATTTCATTGTCTTGTGAACCTTGACAAAATAACTCTTACGGGAGTATAATATGCTTTACCTAAAGAAAGACAGTCTGCAAACCAGAAAAGCATTATAATCAGGGCTTGTACTGGTTTCGACGGGGGTCTGGAAGTTGGAGAAGCCATCCGTAGCGGGACACTACGTTAAAAGTTCCACTTAAATATAAACGCAGACAATACAGAATTAGCGTACGCAGCCTAATTAGGCCGCAGTCGGCCCCGAATCATCCGCTGTTCGGGTCACCGGCTTCAAACAGGCGGAGCACTTCGTTCCCAAAGCTTTGAGGGGATGGAAGAATTTATGAAGCTACTAAAGTGAGGAACCTGTCATTAGGTGCCGCATGGAGGGAATGTTAATATAATGACTGTGATGGGAGATGCTCGAATGGATGGGCTTTCGGACGCGGGTTCAACTCCCGCCAGGTCCACCAAATAGTGCAAATCCGAACTCATTCTTTTTCGTGAAGCACTGTGTCGGATTTGTTTTCATAGTAGAGGACGTAGGTTAAACTGCGTCCTCTTTTTTGGGTGTCTCGTAAGTAAGAGCCTGTTTGGAATCTCCAATGCCAGCAGTGGTCGGGTCAGTCACGATACCGAGAATCGTGAGGACTGCAAACAGGGCATTTACGACTGCCAACAGCTTGTCTCCCAGCTCACCCAAATCGAGAGTGTAACCGAAGACAGCGGCAATCACCTGTACCAGCAGAAGCACCGCCGGAATCAGAGCAATCCAAAAGTTCTTGTTTTTGATACGCACTTTCCAGTTAATCATCTTGATTTCCTCCTTAAAATTGATGTTTGAAGTAGTTAAAGTAGCTGTTCTTGGCTTTTTTCGTATAACTTCCTCTATATACACGCATATATAGCAAAAGTTTACGCAAAAACTGATTTTCAACTACTTTTACTACTTGGGTTAAAACAGCTTATTGACCTCGGACTGTACTTCGCTCGGGTCATAACCAGCCTGTTTCAGACGATTTACACGGTCTGCGCCGTTGCCCCACGAAGACCAGCGAGCGTCAGAGCAAGTACCATTGTAGATTTCCTTGGCGATTTCAGCCGCAGATTTCTTCGCAGTACCAGCCGCAGTGCCGGACTTGGTAGTGATAAAAGCGTCATAGCCAGCGGCTTTCAGCTTCGCCATCATGTTCTCGGCATTGGACTTCTGACTGTAAGCACCGACCTGTACCTTGTACAGATTACCCATCTGTACGATGTAGGTATCGAAGCCAGCGGCTTTCAGTTTTGCCGCCCATGCGTCAGCGTTGGAACGCTTCGAGAACGCCCCTGTCTGCACCCTGTACAGCGTTTTACCGTCAGAGGGTACATCTACCTTACCAGTGTCGGTAGAGCCGCCTGTGAGACGCTTAGTGACCTCTGCGGCAAGGTTGTCGAGACGGTTATACAACCAGTCTCCCGGGCAAGACTTATTGGCGAACCATCTATGTACCGTCAGTACCATTTCATCGGACTTCGGCGCATAGGCGAGGGTCTTATTCTTATCTCCCAGCCACAAGAGCTTGCTCTTGCCGTTACGCTGACAAATATCAACGCACAGGTTCACGAGAGACGCATATACAGCGTCATTGAACGCATACGGAGCGGTCTTGTCAGACGCACACTCGATAGTGACTGCTCGCTGGTCGTTCTCACGACTTGAAGAACACCACGAACGGTTTTTCTCCTCAACGCTCATGGAGATACGACCGTCAGTACCGATACCGTAGTTGCAACTCGCCTGTCGAGAGGTGCTGATAAAACAGCCACAGATACTCTCTGCGGAGAGCTGACCTACTACACAATGCGGTGTGATACGGTCAATGGAATGGGTTCTCTGCCCGGAATGGTTCGGGGAGAGCTTGGTGTAGACCACCAAAGGACTGTTGCTCATTTTTGTTTCCTCCTTCTTGTCATAATCGGTTAAATGCCATGTCTCAATAACACGCATGAGGTTGTCCACATACTTGTGAGACGTAGCATAGCCATCGGCTTTGATATTCTCAAGGTATTTCCGAGGGTCGGTAACGCCTTTGAGATTTTTATAGTTCGGAATGTTGATGAAATCGAAGTAGCCGATAACTCCGTTTTCCATATCCTTGAACTTACACCACTGCATAGCAGAACTGGTGTAACTGCCGTCTGCGTTCTGCTCGTTTCCCACCATGTGATAGATACCGATACAGGTCTTACAACGACCTTCCCGGTATTTCAGACCAAAGTAGTTATGAGCGTTTACAGCCAGCTCGGAAGTGCCGTAGCCACTTTCCAACACCGCTTGAGCGATGATAGGTGACACGACCTCGATTCCGTATACCGGGGCGTACTTCTTGATATACGCCGCAACGGTTTTGACAAAATCTGAATGGTTCATCGGGTATCACCCCTTTCATACCCACCATCGTTTTCTTGGCTTACCGTGGTAGATTTCTTCTTCCTCGTATCGGTCAAGTCGGTGGTGTGCGGATTTCGTAGACTGCTCAACCATCACGACACGCTCGGACAGGTCGTTGACCTTTACCTTAACGTCTGTGATTTCCTTGCGGATTTCTTTCGTATCATCACTGATAGAATCCAGCTTTTGAGACAGAATAGCGTCAACCTGTGCTTTCTTGCTCACCTCGTCATTATTGGCTCGACTATTGCTCTTGAAAGCAAAGTACACGGCGGCAACAACGGAGACGAAGGTAAGAATCTGATTGAACTCAATGTTCACATTTCTTGTCCTCCTCTTTTAGAATGTGAGGGAGAGCCGGGAGCGACCCTCCCTCATGCCGCCTTATTCAGTGATAAGGTCTTCCAGCTCAAGGTCAATGAGCATTTCCTTTACCTGTTCCTTGAGAACAGCTGGAACGCTTGCGTAAGTACGCTTACCCTTGACAATGAGTGCCACATAGATAACAGCCATGTTTTTCACCTCCTTCCTGTTGAGCCATAGCAAAATGCGCCACAGCATGATTATTCCTCCAACAGCTTCTTGACTTCCTCTCGGAGCTGTTCGGGTACATCGTTAATGGTCTTGAGACCTTTGCGAATCAGTGCAACGTAAATCTTAGCCATAGTTAGTTACCTCCTAAAACCATTTCGTATACTTCCGCAAGTGCCACCTGTACATCGGTGATACTATTAGAGGTTGCGTTGAGAGCGGCTACCAGCTTCTCCTCCTTGGTCTTCTCACGGAACGCAAGATAGAAAGTGCCGTCAGCCCATTCCATCTGCTGAATGAAGACCATATCAGTGTAGGTAGTCTCTGTCTCCCCATCGGAGACCTTCATAGTAGAAAGATTATCCTTGAAAATAGTCTCGTCCACCTTTTCTTTGCTGACATAGTTCGTGCCGTTCATATCCAGCCCGGTCAGATTTTTGCCATTGGCAAGGGTGATAGTGTACATTTCGTTACCTCCTTTAATTGATTGAATAGGGTGTCCATGTTACTTCGTTGTTTCTTACTCATTATTTTGTAATGATTCTTAAACCAACTCTTATAGAAGTCCGTAAACTCCTTTTCTGTTAGCTTCGGAGCGAGTTTCTTCATTTTTCGTCTCATTGCGGTAAGCCGTTTGGGATTGATTTTCTGAATCACCCTCCCGGTGTCCGTTAGAGAGTATTGAACTTGAAGAAATCGCCAATGCTCGGAGAGCTTACAGATTCTCGTCTTCCGGGTATTGACCGTGATTCCGAGTTCGTTCGCTATCTCGATAATGTCCTCAAGAAGCTCTTGTAAGAACTCTTTGCTCTCGTGAATAGCATAACTATCGTCCATGTAGCCAGCGTAGAATTTCACACCACGAACGATTTTGACATAGTTATCAATTCGTATTCGGTAAGAGATTCCGGCGGTCTGTGCCACTTGGTCTCCGATATTGAGGTGCTTTCCCATGAACTTTTCGCCTGTGAACAGCTTCGGGTTCATATACTGATAGAGGAGAGAATCAAACAACTTGTCGAGACAGTGTTCATATTCTTCATCACTCATGTACGATACATCAACCCTTGAGCGTTCTACGGTCTTCCGCAGAAGCCATAGGGCGTGTTCATCATCGACATACTGCTCAAACAACTTCAACAACACATCATGTCTGATATTGTCGTAGTATTTTGAGAAGTCTATCAGAAGAATGTACCCTTCGTTACTACCATGCTGTGCATAATATTTCCGAAGGTGGGTGAGCAACCTCTTACGAGTGAAAGCGATACCTTTTCCGACAACGCTTGCTCCATTGTCATAAATGAGGTGTGGTTCAATCAGAGGATTCAAAACCTCGTCACAGAGAGCGTGTTTCACGATTCTGTTTTGAACCTGTTCGCCTGTAATACGCCGGAGCTTTCCTCGTTCATGCAAGGTGAAGTTTGTAGTTGGTAAGAACTCATACTCCATGTTCTCAAGGTCTCGTTGCATTTTCGATAACTCCAACAGATAGGTCATGTTAAACCTCTGTACCTGTGGTTTCCAATCACTACCTTTCATTGCTTTAGCTTTACTTTCGTAAAGAACATTTCCATCAAATATCTTGCGCTGATAACCTCGGCTATCGTAATAGGAGGTGTCGCATTTAGTATTTACCATACGGAAGGATAATCTCTCCTTTCTCTGTCTGTGAAACGCTCGATAGGCTACTCAATCACAGAATCGAAATCCGGGCGAACGCCATTAGAATTGGAAGCGTTGTTGTAGTTCGCATTACCGTTGTTGTTGACATTGGCGAAATTGGAAGCGGAATCAGAGATTACCCTCTTGGAGAGCCGACTTGAACTTGTTGTCAGACTTTCTCCAACCTTTAAGAAGGTTTATTTCGGTCTGTATCATTTCAGCGAAACGAAGGTACTTGTTCACATCGACAGGAAGGGTCTCGATAGCATACTGCAATTCCTGTGTGAGCCTATAACACTGTCCGACTGCTCGGTCTTGGTGAACTCTACGCTCAATCAGTTCTTCCCGGTAGGTTGGGTAAATGCTGTTTGCAACATATACCTCCTCGGTGATACTACGCAGACAATCAACAATCACTTTTCGCTCGTCTACGATGAACCATTCTGCAAACGCAGTGTTCTTTTCCATGAGCTTTTCATATCGGACTTTTTCATCGGGTGATAACTCCTCATACGGTCTGCCGCCGAAGGTTGTTTCAACTTTCTTCACGGCTTTGTCGAGGTCGTACCCGAAATCACGGAGCAGTAAATCCGTGACCTCCTTACGCATTTTGTTGAGGTGGTGAAATACCTCAAACTGTGACGGTTTTCGTTTCGATTTCAATACAGACACTTGTTAATAAACCTCCTTGTGCGCCCCACAAGGGGGCGCAGATTTAAGATATACAGAAAGCCGGGCGAACGCCAAGAGAATTGGAAGCGAGGTAGTAGTCCGCATGACCGTTGTAGGTGGCATGGGCGAAACCGGAAGCGGTAATAACGTCTCTTAACCACCATGTCGCACGATTGCAAATACGGCTCGGCTCGTGCTGGAACAGCGGCAACTGGGATTTCTCGACACGGTAGTTAGCCGGGACATTGCTACCGTCAGAAACAGGGGAGAAAATACCACTGCCGTAGACCATCTGCTCGCACATAAGGTCAACTTCGGAATCGCACCATGCGCCGCCGGAAGCACGACCATTCGCAACAGCGTTCGTCAGATAGATTCTGTGTTTCAGAACATGACCGCTGAACGCACTCTTGATAGTGGTCTTAGCCTGTTCGAGATTGCTCTTGTACATATCCGAGCCGACATAGCCGCCAGCCGTAGTATTTGCCGCACCGCTTTCCCAACCGCCGGAGCTGGTGTTGTGCATTTGTGCGTTGTACAGGCAAGTGTCCGGCACGATAACTACATGGTGGGTAGTACAGTCCGTATCACCACTGTTGAGGTAGTAATCGAACGCCGCAATACGGTAGTTGACACCGCCGATAGTCCAGTAGTCACCGATGTATAAATCATCGAATGTACCAGCCTTGATAGCGGCATACTGGGCGGTAGTCACGGTACTACCCAGCGACTTACCACGGTAAATTGCATTGTGCGCCCCGGCGTTGCTAAAGAGCAGAGGAGCGATTTTCGCTTCCGTACCCTCAACCGCCTTGGCTCTGAAATTGGCAAAGGTGATTTTCTTCAAGCCTGTGCCATCGTGAATCGGAATCAGACACGAATCGGTCGGTGTGGTGAACGCCGTGAGTTCCGTCACTTTCTTGGTTTCAATACTGATTGCACTCATTTTTATTCCTCCTTATATTTCCAATCTGCCACGATTGCATTACCCAAATCGTCAGCAAGAAGCGTAGTACCAGTGTTGTCAATCGCAACAGGTACAGTGAAAAGGTTCTTCAAGGTCATGTGTTCCAGTGCCGCCAAACGCTCGTCTACTTCGGTAATCTGATTTTGCAGACTTCCGGCAATATCTTCGTTCAGCTTACCTTTGATACCAGCAAACCATGTGTTAAATGCCGCAGTCTGCTCGCCCTCGTAGGTAGTCATGTGTTCCTCATAGGTCTTTTCGATTTGTGCCAAAGACGAATCGCCCCGTGCCTTGAGGTTGACGAAATACTGGGTCAGCTCTTGATAAGAACTATCACCCGAGCTTTTGAAAAGCTCCTTCTGCGTGGTGAAGTAGGTCTGAAACTCCTCATACAAGTTCGTGCCGTTTTCCAGCATAGACATGATGTAGTTCAGAGCTTCGTTCATACGGTTAGCGTCTTTTGCACCGAAGAAGGATTTCTCCTTATTGGTGTAAGTCGTAACATCGTTGAACGATACCGTACCATCGGAGTTATCGACCTGTGTGTATCTTTTCAGACCACTCCAAACAGCGTCCGTATAATCAGTAGGAAGTAATTTCCACGCCATTTATAGCCCTCCCTTCATACCAAAATTCCATGTGAATATCCTCCTTCCCTCACTCTCATTAGTGAGCCTGTCGTAAAGGTCAAGGATTGCTCCTTCCAAACGATTGAGTTCTTTGAAATCCATCGTATTACCATTGGCGGCATAGGTAGGAGCGGTGCCGTAAGACCTCTTGAGACTGCGGGTATTGATGATAACGAGGTTCGCTTCCAGTGCATTGATTTCATCAGCATAGAAGTAGTCCTTTACGGTCTTATCGCTTCCGACAGACTGAATAGCGAACTCGTCATACATCTTGATAGCCAACTCACGGAGGTATTCTAGGTTGTTCTTAATTCGATTGAAGTCCACGGCATTAAATCTGTCCCCGGTGTAAACACCATCGACAGTCTCACCGTTCCAATCGGTTTTCGGTGTAGACCACGACATTTTAACCTCCAATCCTTCGGGCGGTTACTCGACCCGAAAATGCTTGCTTGAAATTGACAGTGTGACGGTAGATATTTACCCTCATACCATCGTGAAACTCGTTTTCTTGATACACAATGTCGGTAGCGTCCAGCTCGGGATTTCCTCGAGTATCGTATTCGTACTCGATTCCGGTTGTGTAGTAATCAGCCAGCCATGCGGCAAGCTCATTCGCCATCGTGGTATTACTTATCAGAGGATTCTTCCACTTGACTGTCTTACCACGAGCATTGAGAGACACCGTAGCGTACTTCTCAACGATTTTGTACCGATAACCCTGTACCTCGAGCTTAAACGAGCCAGTGACATTGAATTTGATGGTAACGAAGTAGTTACTCCATGCCACTACGGTTGCCTTACCTTCGACTTCATCGAGCTTCACCTTATAACCATAGGAAGGGTCTTGAATGTAATAAGTCTCGACCTCACCAGCGACTACATCTATGTTCTCATAGACAAGGTTTTCTTCTCGATTATTCTCTTGGTAGGTGTAATATGGGACGATAACCTCTTTGATAAGCTCCTGTTTGATAGCTTTCGGGGAGGAGGTCATGTCCCGGCGATTCATGGTGAAATCCACAACATCGCTCAAACTGAAATAATTCAGTACGATACGGTTGTACGGCTCTGCGGTTTTTGTGAACTCAATCTTCATCACATCGAAATCATCGAAATCTCGAAGAATAATCGAAGTGGTGTTGATTTCGTCTTTCTCAACCGGGTATTCATTTACAGGCTCACCACCCTTGTACGTTCTGATTGTGAACGCCGCCGGGAGAGCTGTACCGAAGACCAGCTTCAAACCGTAATAAGCTCGAATCGCTTCCATCGTGATAGTAACGACAGGATTCTTTGTGAATGTTCCGTTTGCCCCGGAGATTTCCTTCGAGACATACCCGGTTGTCAGAGCCGCCTTGCCGTTTCTCGGAAGGAAGAACATCGTCCCATCGGTAGGGGTATAATTCCCGGCGAGGGTTGCATATTCGACCTTCGGTGTGTCCGTCAGCACATTTGCGGCATTGGAGTAGGTCTCCTCGCCGTTGGTTGCGATGGAAGCACTCGGCATGAAATTCGACTTGATTTGAACCTTGCCGTCTCGAGACTGGGTGAGAACACATCGACAGGCATTTGCGATAATCTGCAATGCTTCTTTGTATTTCACTCTCGGAATAGGGTTGTTAGAGTAGAGCTTCTTCAAACGTGGGTCGATGTAATACTCGGAAATCCCAGCGTCCTTCAAAATCTCCTCTGCCAGTGCGTAGTAGCTTTTACCAGCGGCACTATACAGACCCTTCACATACTCGCCGTCCATATTACGGAAAATGTCTTGGCAACGGATTGTAGCCGTGTTATCGTCACTTTCCCATTCGGAACACCACAGGTGGTTTCCTTGAATCCACTCGATAGTGTCAGAACCCGGGGTCTGATAACCGTACATAATATTCATTTCCTGTCCTGTCTCGAGGTAGTTGATAGCCGAGTTCGGGTTATCCACATTGAAGTAGTGGTCGTAGTTTTTCAGCGTTACCGAAAAATCGAACTGCGGAACATCAGCCCCGATAGGGGAAACGTAACTGTCAAGAGCAGAACTCATAACAGAATCGTTGTAATACACAAGTCCGTAACCGAACATGATAGAGTAGATACGCAAACGGCTTTGAGGGTTCTTCATCTTGTAGAACACCAACTTGATATAGGTTGTATTTTCCAATACTTCCTCGGTACTCCACTTTGATTTTGTGTTCCCTCTAAACTCAATGGTCTGCCCGGTACTTCCGACAATATCGAAATCGACCGGGTAATTCTCACCGAAGTTAATCGTGAGACCCTTGAAATCCGTTGCGATTGTGTTCAAGCTGATAATCACTTCACATCGAGCTTCGGAAACCAGCTTGTCAGAGACAATCCCGGTATCATAGTATCTCCCTCCCTCGGTAGCCCGAGGGAGAAAGAACATAGAGCCATCTACTTTCGTGAACTCCTCCTCGAGAGTGGCATAGACCGTATCGTCAATATGCTCTCCGAAGATATTGTCCTTGTTCGAGTAGTAGGCATAACTGCCATTATCGACCGTAGCTTTCGCCTGTGCTTCTTGGTTCACAAGTCCGAAAGAAATCATAATGTATGCTCTCTCACGGAGAGAGGACTTCATGCTTTCTTTGTATGCTTTCGATACTTTCTGCATAAGACCCCTCCTTTACTCGCCAGTGTCGATAAGATTTACCTTGCAGTTCCGATAATGCGTTGGAGTACCGTCTTCTGTCACCCAGTAGGGTTCTCCTGTACGGTCTCCGCAGTACATTCTTACGGTTTTGCGTTTGTTTGTTACCGGGTCATTAAATTCGACATAGACGAAGAAATTGCTCAAGATAGAGAGAATCCGTTCCCATTGAGCCGCAGTGAGCCACGCCCACTCAAGCCCATCTATCTTGTACTGGTCTCGCCCAACTCTTTGACCTACAACAGCACCGTTAGCATCTCGTCCGCTGTCAACCACGGTGGTTACGACCACGCTCACACCTCGTTTACAAGGTGGTAGCTCATAACCATTTATCGCTAAATATGCCATCGCTACACACCTCCTTTACTCGGTAAAGCTGAAACCGTTCGCTTCCTTCTGCGTGGTAACAGCGTCATTGATTGTACGGTTGCCGACCTTTACGATGGTCTGTTCCTTCTTGTCTGCCTGTCTCTTGGTATCGGTAGCGATTTCCTTGAGAGTAGGTTCGACATACTCGTGGTAGAACTCACGCATATTGCGAGACCACGAATCATCGGAATATGCACCGTCATAGGATTTCTTGGAATCTTCGTACACCGTCTGTGCCAGCGAGTTATAAGGGTCATAACCGCTTGCCGAAGCCAGCACAAGGTTGTCATTGATTCCGGCGGTACTTACGACAACGGCATTGATAATACCGTTCGCACAAGTCACAATGTCTCGAGACATGGACTGCCAGTACCCGGAGAACTGCGCCATACCGCTCACGATGGAGCTGTGCATGACAGAAGCAAGCTGGAATCGGTTCAGCACTTCGGTAGTACCATTTACATGACCCACCAGCTCTGCGCCGCTCTCACCAGCAACGAACATAGAGCCATGCGCCCGGTTCGTGCCGCCAGCATATTTCGGCATTGCTTTCCACATATTCGGAGTGATGATACCGCCGGAAGCGAACATCTTCACGCCGCCGTTTGCACCAACGATACCGCCGTTCGCCAGTCCGAAGAACTTCTTAATAGAAGTCCAGCCGGATTTGAAAAGCGAGATACCGACAGATACCGAAGTACCAACGAAGCTCGAGATAGAACTCCAACCGTTTTTCCATAGAGAGATACCGACACCTACGGTGTGGCTACCAATCCAGTTCTTAATCGTTGTCCACCCGGACTTGAAAAGCGAAATACCTTGAGCGATAACAGGAAGACTACCAATCCAGTTCTTTACGGTAGACCAGCCGGATTTCAGCAACGAGATTCCTTGCGAAAGCGTAGGAATGTTACCAATCCAGTTTTTAACCGTAGTCCAACCCGACTTGAGTAAGCTGATACCTTGAGAAAGAACCGGGATATTTCCAATCCAATTCTTAACCGTAGTCCAACCACTCTTGATAAGGCTGATTGCTTGGGACAGAGTAGGAATGTTACCAATCCAACCCTTTACTGTCTGCCAACCGCTCTTAATGAGATTGATTGCTTGGGACAGGGTAGGAATATTGCCGACCCAGTTTTTAACCGTTGTCCAGCCGGATTTCAGCAACGAGATTCCTTGACTGACAACCGGGATATTACCGACCCACTCTCTTACAGAGTTCCAGCCGGATTTCGCAAGACTTACTGCTTGCGATACTCCCGGGATATTGCCAATCCAGCCCTTGACCGTCTGCCAGCCACTCTTTGCGAGTGCGACAGCTTGGTCTACGGTAGGAATGTTGCCTATCCAGTTTTTCACGGTAGACCAGCCGGATTTCAGAAGCCCGACACCCTGTTTCACAGCCGGAATGTTACCAATCCAGTTCTTCACAGAAGACCAGCCATCTTTTACGAGCTTTACGCCAGTTTCAAGAGATAGACCGTCTTTCGTCTTGTCAGACCACCAACCCTTTACGTTGTCCCACCATTCCGAAGCATTGTTTTTTACTTCGGCAAGGAATTGAACAGGCTTGCTGTTCTTAACCTTCTTTTTGAATTTGTTCCACTCGTCAGATATATTTCCGAGAGCTTCCTTAATTCCGCTCACCATCGAACCCCAGCTAACAGGTTTTCCAGTAGCGAAGTCTTTGACCCCATCGGCAATGAGAGCAAGACCGAGAGGAATACCAACACCTGTCAGACACAACATGAGACCGATAGCGAGTTTGCCGAGAGAACCAGCCATTGATTTAATCTTGGTGAAAACTCCCTTGATTTTTTCTTTGATGGTTTCCCAGTTAATAGCTACTGCTGTACCGAGAGCCGCCGCACCCGATAATATCAATCCGACACCGAGAGGAATACCAACCCCGGTGAAGCACAGGATAATACCGATTGCAAGAGCCGCCGCCCCAGCGATAGCAAGTATTTTAGTAGTTACGCCCTTTAGCTTGTTTGTCAAAGTGTCCCAGTTAAGAGCCACAGCCGTACCGAGAGCCGCCGCACCAGCGAGGATAAGACCTACGCCGAGAGGAGTTGCAACTCCTGTGAAAGCGAGAATCATACCTATGGCAATGGAAGCCGCCCCAGCAATGAGAAGAATCTTCGTAGTAACCTTTCTGATATTGTCCGGCATACTATTCCAATTCAAACCGACCGTTGCGGCAAGACCGACAGCACCAGCGGCAATCATCGCAATACCCAGCCCAGTTGCAACTCCTGTCAGAGCGAGGATTGCACCGACACCGATTAAAGCACCGCTCACGATAGCCACAATGCTTAGTACGGATTCTTGAACATCACCTGTTAAGGAGTTCCAGTTCAAAGCTACTGCCGAAGCGACAGAAACAGCACCAGCGGCAATCATCGCAACACCGAGAGGAACGTTTACACCAGTCAGAGCGAGAATTGCACCGAATGTCAGCAATGCACCTCCAACAATGGTTTCAAGCATACCGATTGTCCTACGGAGAGGGTCAGACATCGAATCCCAGTTAAGACCGATTGCTGTAACCATGCCGACAGCACCAGCCGCCATCAATGCGATACCGAGAGGAACATCAACACCAGTAAAGGCAAACAATGCACCCATAGCCAGCAACGCACCGCTCACGATTGCCGTGAGAATGGACAGAGCGTTCGACAGGTCTCCGTTGAGGAACTTCCAGTTAATTACAGCCGCAGTACCGAGAGCCGCCGCACCAGCCACCATGAGACCAGCACCGAGCGGTACATTGACACCCGAAAATACAAGGAAAGCACCGATAGCCAACAGGAAGCCGCCCAGTACCCCGGTAACGAGGGTAAGTACCTTCGCCAACCGTTCCGACATTCCGTTCCAGTTTGCCATTACCGAAGCCGCCAAACCGACAGCACCAACAGCCATAAGACCGAGACCGAGAGGAATGTTCGCACCTGTGACAACAAGGATAGTACCGATTGCCAGTAAGAATCCGCTGATAACAGCCGTGATTTCCCACATAGCGTCCTTAATCATCTGAACGATTTCGTCAACCTTAGAAGTGATTGCGTCACCGAGGAAATCGTAGGTAGGAAGGTCAATGCCTAAATCCCCACCACCGATACCAGCACCCGAGCCGCTACCGCTTCCACTGGAACTATCGTCTTTAGACAGGACGTTCAGCTCGTCAATACCGAGCAGAGCATTTTTCAGCTTCTTAGCCGCTTTCCCGGCTTTACCCAGTCCATCGGAAGCGTCCCCGGCGTTGTCAGCCAAATCGCCAACCGCAGAAGCACCAGCAGAAATGCCGGAATAATCCACCTCCGGGAGTTTGAATCCGAACAGACTTGCGATAGAGTTTGCCAGCATACGGACAATCTTCGCCAAAGCGATTGCATACGGTAATACTGCGTTCAGAGCCGGGATAAAGATATTACCCAAAGCTCTTGCACACTGCGTAACCTGTGCCTGTAAAACACGAAGCTGGTTCGCCGGAGCGTTCAGAGTACGAGCCATATCACCTTGAGCGGTAGTTACCTGTGTCATAATTGCGTAGTAACGCAACTGCGACTTTTCAGCCTGTGTCATAGCAGAGACCTTTTTCTCGATACCGAGAGCAAGAGCTTCCTCTTGCAGTCTTGCAACAGACAGGTCGTAACCCAGTCTACGAAGCGGCTCAAGTTCACCCGAGATACCCGACTGTAACTTCTGCATTGCGTCCTCAAACGAAATGTTGAAGAACGAAGAAATGTCGTAGCCGAGCTGTGTGAGGTTCTTGGACATGAGGTACGCTTTATCGCTCGCCACGCCGAAACCGCTAATGATGGTGTTGAACACACCTTGATTTCGCATGAACTCGCCCGGGTCGATACCGAGAGCTTCGCTGACTGCTTCTGCGTAGTTCTGTGCTTCCTCTGCGTATTTACCCATAGAAGCGGTAAACAGGTTCAAATCCTCAATGTACTGGTTGGACTGTGTTATCCACGAAGCGATTACTCTCGCACCAGTACGCACAACACCCATAGCCATTTTGATTTTGGCATACAGATTCATGTAACTATTTGCCGCCTTATTGTTCTCTTGCGAGATTCTGTTCGTGACGGTAATAGCTCTCTGAATGTTCGTAGGAAGACGATTGAACGCCGCAGTTACAGCATTGAGCTGATTTGTCAGCGGAGCAAGAGCCGTAGACAACTGCTGAATCTGACTGGTGAACTTAGTCATATCCATGTTGTCGAGGGTGTCTGCCAGCTTCGGTAACTTATTGAGCGCATTGATAATGGACTTTAGCCCGGAAGCGTTCAGATTGTTCAACGGTTGAAGTGCTGTACCCAGCTTCTCCATAGCACTGAAATCTACACCAGTGAGGGAAGCGGCGGCACTGCCGATATTTTGAAGCTGATTTCCGATGGAAGACGAAATCTTGAGACTGCCGAGACCTTTCAGTTTTTCCAAACTGGAAGCGAGCTTGTCAATCTTGTCTGCCCCGGAACTATCCATGCTTTTAAGGGCGGTATCGAGATTGCGTACTTGATTTGCAACGCTTGTTAATCCGACACCGCCCCTAACTGCATTTTTGAGTTTGGACAAAGAAGCGGAAAGAGCGTCTATACCAGCGACAGCCGAGGTGGAACTCGACTGAACTTCCAATTCGAGTTGTTCGATTGTAGTAGGCATAAAACTCACTTCCTTTCTTGTAACTGCTTATTTGCCTGTACCATATACGCTTGCATATAGCGCAGACCCTTTTCAGACTTAGCCTTTTCCTTCTTGAGTTCTGCTTCCTCCACCGTCTTTTTATTGATGGGATATGCTTCCTCGACATAAGGTTGGGCTTTCGTTCCCTTTTTGGCGAAAGCACGAAGAATCGGAGACAGACGAGAAATAGCGTCATAGATGTACATACCCTGTAACCACATTTCTTGATTGACCCTCTCTTTGCGAAGCTCCTCCGCTTTGCGGTAGGACTTCACGAGAGTGGAATCTCTATCCCAGTATTGTTCTTCCGTCATGCCTATTGATAAGTAATAGGGGAACTTTGCGAGAAAAATCTCCGAATAAGAAGGGGGAGCAGAGCGATTCCCACGCTCGCTCCCCTTGTTAGCGGATTCATCTGTCAACAGCGAATCACTTACCAACTCGCTGTCCAGCTTACGTTTCCCTCGGATTCCTCGGGTTCTTCGACCAGTGCCATAATCGGCTCGTTGTACATTTCTGCCAGCTTACCGATAAGCTCCTCCTTGTTCGTCATGTGGGAGAAGATTTCGTTGATAACTTCCTTCTTCTCGAAACGATGATGTGCGAGGAACGCACCTTCAAACAGTGCCGGGAGAGTAGACATAGGCTTGTTCTCGACCTCTGCCGCAACGAAGCCCTTCTTCTCCATTTCCGTAACCGTTCTGCGAGTGAACTCAAGGACATATTCTTTATCCTTGAAAGTGAATTTCAACTGCTTTGCCATGATGATTTATCCTCCTTATTTTTCCTTACTCTGCGTCCATGCTGATAACAGTGGACGGAGCGATAGTGATAGTCATTTCGACAACCTCATTCGTGCCGCCGCCGTTAGCATAAACAGACAGAGAGCCTTTGAACTTGAACTTACCGCTGTCACCAGTAGGAGTGACGGTATCGCCAGCTTCCGTACCACCGAACCAAACGGCGAACTCCTTCTCTGTACCTTCCAGTGCTTTCAGCTTCTTGTACTCCTCGAGAGTATAGTTCGCAGTGAACTCAAGAGAATCGAGGGACTGAATACCCGGAATGTAAGTCTGCATTTTGTCAGACAGAGTAGTAGTTTCCAGCATTTCCGGCGCACCGCCGAGGTCGGGAAACTCCTTAATGTCAATCAGCTTCTCCCATGCGGAAGTGTTCTTCTGCATGAGAAAAATCTTGTAAGTGCTAATAGCCATGCTTGTTTACCTCCTATAAATAGTTTTGTTTTTAGAGACGATAGCCCTGTATCGAGCTACCATTCTGTAAACCGTTGCGTCTTCCTCGTTGGGAACAGGGTTCATAAGGGTTCGTGTGAAACCGAGTGCTTCCATCTTGGAATCAATGAGAGCGATGATTGCTTTACATTCAGTCTTCTTACCACTCGTTTTGTTAGAGTAGACATTGACCTCGTAAAGCACCTGTGCGTGGTTTTCGATACACCCGGAATCTCGAGTGTTTCGATAAACTTGATTGTCTGTCTCAATGAGAGAGACACAAGGGAAGGAAGGTGGAGACTTGACATATTCGCCAGTCATATAGATTTTCGGGTATTTCTTTCGCACCTCTGCGGACACGATACTGAATACCTCTGTCTCAATGTCAATCACCCGAACACCTCCTTTGCGATAGACTGAATATCATTGCAAACGGTGGTGATTGCAAGAGCCATCGGCATACGAGCCGGAGTACCACGAGACAGCTTCAATTCGCCATTTTCGTAGAATCCCCAAACTTCTTTCTTGCCGTTACCCTTACCGAATCCACCGATTGTCATTCCCAGTTCCGCACCGTGAGGGTGAGGGGACGAACCGGGAGAGCCATTATGATAGACACCAGCACCAAACTCAACCCACACAGCGTCTTCACCACTTGCGACAACGACAGTAACCGACCCTCGATTGTCAACCGACACATCGACTTGTGCGTATCGTGGAGAAGTTTGCCCTCCTTTGAGAATAAGCTCGTCAACGATTGCACCGCTGAATCCGCTTTTCGCTTCATCAGCCAGCCGCTCGGCTACTTTCTCTCGGAGGCGTTCTGTTTTTCTAAGGATTTCTTGTTTGTAATCAGCCAGCTCTTTCATAGCTCGGTTGATTTCACTCGTTGATAATCCGAATGAGATAACTTTTCTACCCACTGACAGTCACCTTGCTTATCGCAACCGATACGCTGTTCAAGCTCTTGGCTACCTTCTTGACGATATAATCGTGAGGAGTAATGACCTCACCATCATCGTTCGTAACCAAAGCCCCAGTTTCATCAACCTGTGGCGTTTTATCGACCCATAGCACTGTGTACTCGTCAATAGGGGGAGCGTCCGTCCCCATGACAATTACCTTGTCATAGCTCTCGCTTTCTCCAAACTGTCGGGTGCTTGTTTCACCCTTGGCGGCAGAGATATTAGCGGAGAACTCTACCGGGTTGTCTCGAATGATTTCATATTCCCCTGTAACATTTCCGTATTCGTCCGTCTTAGGGACTTTCTCTTTGTACAGAGCGTAGAAGAATTTGCTCTTGTTTCGTTCCATCATTCTCATTTAATCACCCCCACATGAGGAGTAACCACCTTGAGCATCGAGGAAGGAATATCAGCATTTTCATAGCTTCGGGAGATACCGTTCTCGGAATGAGAGGTCTGACCCTCCGCACCACGCTTGTTCAGCATATAAGCGGCAATCTCGCATTGGAGAGTGTCATACTGTGCTGGAACTTCCGTTACGCTGGAATCATACGGATATGCTCGATTGATGATTTTACGACCAGCCAGTTTGAGATAGGTGGACAGCACTTCGTCACTGTCCGAACCACCGACCATCGCTTTGAGAGCAATCAGCTTTTCTTCCTCGGTCATGTTGTCCACCTCCTTTACTTAGGCAATCTCGTAGAAACCTTCGGCCTTCGGGTTGGTCTTAGGCTTACCAACGATGTAACCGTTGTCGGTCTTAGCGTAGTAAACCTTGCCCTCGGAAACCGTAATGTCCGCAGTGGCAGTAGCAGTACCCTTGAAAATCTTGACTGCCTTGGTAGCGTCAGTCAGAGCCGCAAGGTAATACTTACGAGACCAAATAGTGTTCTGACGAATATCGCCGTTACGGTCAGTCTCAACCTCGACACCCTTCTTATTGAAGATGGTAACTGCCTGTCGAGTAGCAACCACGATAGTACCCTTCGTAGCGTCCTTCTTGGTGTAGATGTTCACGCCGCCAACAGTACCGATGTAGCCAGCACGAGCGAACGCTTCCACATACTTGAGGTCTTCTGCGAGGTTCTTACGAAGCTCGGCAGTATCGCCCGGGTGTACGAAAGCGAAAGTCTGCGGAGCAACCTTCTCCGGCTGATTGTCAGTGCTTTCGATGTTCAGATTGGCAACAGCGTCCACAAATGCGGCGAAGTCAATCTTCGCAGTAGGAACGACCATAGTAGCCTTCTTGAACTCGCCGTACACATCGCCGTTTACGGTATTGAACATATCAGTACCCATGTGACGAGTGCCGACAGGAACGAGCATAGGGTCAGTCATTTCCTGTTCGTCATAATACTGGAACTTGTTCTGTGCGAGCTGAATCTCGTACTCCTCCGGGGTGAAAGAAACCTCAATGCTCTTGGTGTTACCTTCGCCCATTTTCAGCTTCTCCGTACCAGCGGTAGCCTTGTAGACGTTAATCTTGCGCTTCATACCAGCAGTACCCACGAGAGAGTTATCAACAGTACAGAACTGCTGTAAATCGAGGTGGGAATTGAACTGGTCTTCTACCTCGTTGGAGAGATAGAAATTGTCATAAATCTTATGAGCCATTACTCATTACCTCCTGTATCGTTATTGGTGTAGAGGGCTTTGTAGTCCTCGGGATTCTTCACAGAATAGTCATAACGCTCCTGTGGAGACATTTTGCGGAGCTTCTCAAGGGTCATTGTCTTAGAATCTCCGTCCGGGGTCGGTTTCGGTGTATCTTTAAGGGCTTCCGCACGAACCTTCTTCTCGACATTCTCAAGATGTTTCTTCTGATTGGCGAAGACCTTCTCGGTATCACCATCAGCCATTGCTTCTGCGGTAGCGTCAGCCAGCTTCTCCTCGTAACCCATGCCGAGCAACTTTGCCTTGAACTTGGAAACTTCGCTTTCACGGAGCAGTTTGTCGTACTTGGACTGTAACTCCTCACGTTCCTCCTGTTCCTTCTGCTTTTTCTGCTCGTCCTCGGTGAGCTTTTCATTCAGCTCCTTCTTCTTAGCCGCAAGCTCGGAAGCTGTCTTATCGAAAATATCCTTCTTTACATATCCGCTGTAATCGGGGTCTTCTGTCTCGAACGCTTCAAGAGCGGCAATTTTCTGTTCCGGGGTCATGTCGGCATAGCCGTCAATCTTGCTAATGTCAATTTTTGCCATGTTGAAATCCTCCTGTCTTTTAATGTCTTCTGTGACAATGTTTGCGGTTTAAGTCTTCTCTGACTATTGCGATTTAAGGCTTCTCTGCCTATATTCACAGCGGCTTACCGCTTAAATATCGTTATTGTCCGGGTCATTATCATCGTCCCCGGAATCATCGGGAGTGGTCTTCTTAGCCAGTTCAGCGGCTTTCTCCTGTTGCTCCTCGTAATACTTCATGCTCATGTTGTAAGCAGATTCAGCGTCAGAGAACATTCCGCTATGCTGGAACGCCAACTGTGGGTGAATCTTAGGCTCTTGAAGCATGGAGATAAGGACTTGAGATTTACTCTGAATGGCTTCGTAGTTACGGCGAGTGAACTTCATATCAATATCACTCAACTTGAGCGTGAGACCGCCGAGGTCTCGACAGATACGAAGAACCAGCTTGAGCATTTTCTTTTCTGCTCGCTTGAAGACATTCTCGCTGTCCTTTGCTCGAGCTTCTGCGTCAGACCAACCATCACGGAGCAACACGGCAGAACCAGTATCACTTGTGGAAGAACCGCCGTTACGGTTCGGCATACCGCAGATAGTGAGCATTGCGTTGTAGTAATCGTCCTTGAGGGTCTGCGATTGTGTCTGATTCAGCTCTGTGGTGACTACACCAACATCAGCGGCTTGTCCGTCCACGGACTTCACCTTGATTGCGCCGAGCTGTAAGAACTCCTCGTATTCCTCCTTGGTAATGTCGCAGTTAATGAACTTAATAAAAGCCTGTACCAACTGCTCCATACCGTCCATACGGTTACTTTCCACATTGTTGATTGCGTCCAGTAGAGGAAGCACAATCTCAAAAGAACCGAGACGAGCATTGTTTCCCGGGTACTCGATAATCGGAATCATGTCGAGGGCATGAGGTTTGGATTCCACCAAAATGTCTCCGTCCACGAGGTAATAGCGATTCTCGGTGTAAATCGAGTAGTGGAAAATCTCGTTATCGTCCTTGCTGTACTTAACCGCCATCAGCGGCTTGTTACCGATTTCGTTTGAATACACAACGAAGGTGTCTCTCGGGTCGAGAGTGTAAAGCTCAAAAGGAGCTTCGTCTTCCTCACCCGGTTCATCGGGAAGGACAAGACGGAACGCTGTACCACAAATCATCTGCCACTCAACAAGCTCTTGGTCTTGAGCGGCTTTGTCCTCTGCGAACATATACTCGTTGAGGGTGTTAATCTGCTTTACGATTTCCTCGCCACCATTACGGCTGACGTACTGAATCGGTTCGCCACACAGATACCCAACCTTGAAGGACACAATTTCGTTTGCACGATTTTCGGTAATCTTATTGCAGATTTCGGGGCGAACGTCTTTGACACGGTTTCTGATTGGCTGGTCTCCACGGTAATACTTCCACAGGTAGTCAATCTCACTGCGGTTCAACTCGTGAGTAGCGAGAGCCTTACGGAGAACATCAACCACGTTTTCGTCCGTGATTTCTGTCACGCTGGTTTTGATAATGCGCCGACCGCTCATAAATCGTGTCTGACTTAGATACTTCGGCTTGCTCTCGTCAATTTGATGTGCCACGTTCCTTCCTCCTTTCTGCATACAAAAAATGGGTGCATGACTGCTTGAGGTCTAAATTACCTCGTGCAATCATGCACCCATTCAAACTTGTTCTTTTTACCATATCATAATAACACAAGATATAGTAGAAGTCAATACGCTAACACACTATATGTTGATAATTATGTGGAAAGTGTGTATAACTCATACGACCTGTGTTACCACGGTCTCTGAAATACCTCAACCCTTGCGCCGGACAGACTTTGTGCGAACTCTGCCAGCATAGCCATACCATCGGGAACATCATCGTGCTTGTTTTTACCAGCCACAGTGTAAGAGCCGAGCATATCCATCATGCGACCATAATCACTCTGACGTTTATACAGGCTATCGTCTTTGAACAGACAGTGTTCCTTGACCCATGCACTGTTGACGATGATTTTTGTCTCCTTATTGGCGGTAGTGAACTTGGTCGTAATGCGAGTGATACCGCCACGCTTCTTAACCTCGTTCTGCACCTTTTCGGCAACACGACCACCAGCGGAATTGCTCTCGAAGCGGCACATTTTAACCTTACAGCGGAGCAATATGTCCACCAATCGAGCGTCAACGATGTTCGGTAAGCTGTTATCACAGATACAATCGTCAATGTAGTAGTCATTACCGTACACATACGCCGCCGGGAGGAAAGCGTAGTCAGAACCCTTGTCCTTAGTATCGCAGATACCGATAATAGCGTCCGGGTCTTCTGCTGGAAGCTCAAAATATCGGCGCAGTTCGTCCACATCGTAGAGCAG